AAGTGGCACCCTGCCCATAGCCTCATCATCAGCACGGTTCACTTTCTCATGAAGATCCCATATTTCTTGTGGCACCCAATCGGGGGCTTCACTAATTGTAGTTCTGGCCATCGGCTGAGCACGGCGCTCTTCTAGGTCAGACAGTGCCTGCTCGATCTCTTGCTGGTTCTCTTGGAAGTACGCATAAGCCTCATCTGTATCAGGCAACGTACCATCCATCATCTGCTCAGCATAAGACTGAGGCGTGAAGGCTACTTCAGCTCTGGCAGCTTCACGTTCAGGTCTGGCAGCTTCGCCAGGTTCAGCAACTCGCTCTTCGCCTTCGGGGATAGTTTGTTCCACTTGCTCATAAACAACTCTTTGCTCATCGGCAGCTTCCGCGGCTTTAAGATTGGCTTCAAGTTCACTGCGAAACTCCCTAATCATGGTTAACACTTCGTCTAGCTTGAAATCTAAGTCAGCAAGCTCAGCCTTCGTCGTGTCGCTTACATAGTCAAAATTCAGGATGCGGTCTTTGAGATATTCAACCGCCTCGTTTTGCTTCATCTTCTGGTCAAACACATCCGCCCGGTCAACCGCAACAGATGAAAACTCTCCAAGCCATGGATCCAAGAGGCCACTAACAACGGCCTTATCAAGGTTCTTATCAGATTGGGTTCTGCGTATATCTGCAACATCCTTGGCACTGACACCAGCCTTCTTCAGCGCGTTAAGGAACGTATCTCCTTGCGTCTTACGCTTGCGCTCCCTGGCCTCAACAGCCTCTTTTTGCGTAGCTAGTTCAGCCGCTTGTTTCTCTAGCTCAGCTATTTCGTCTGCAATCCTCTGGTCTTCTTCGCTCAGCGGGGCTGGACCTTCCATGGGAGGAGGCTCAACAAACTCAGGTGGACCTTCTTCAACAACTTGCTCAGCGGCAACCTGATCAGGCGCAGCTAACTGAAGCACCTCTGCTTGAGGTACAGGGATATTCAAATCACCAGTGGGTTGTACAGACGGCGCAGGTAACGCAGGTGCAGCCTGAGCCTCACGCAAACGCTGCTCAATGGCCGGCGCATTATTGGCATAAAACTGCTGATCCTCTGGCGCCTGACGAGGTACGCCAGCCATAATATCCGCAACAAATTGCTCGAAATATTTCTGGTCAACCGGTGTTTCTGTAAAGATTTCGGGCGGTACTTGATAGCCAACACTTGAAGGCTGTGGCGTAAGTGCTTGATCTGTAACAGTCTCAGTGGTAATTCCGTCCATGGACGGAATTTGATACTTTAGTAGGGTGTCGTCAGCAGCAGGCTGTGTGACTTGTGGCTCGGCAACGGCGGCTTGCTGAGGTTGGGCGGGTTGCTCAACAGGCATACCAATACGCTGAATGCCGCGGCCAGCAGCGCCAAGCGCACCACCACCAACAGCGCCGGATAGACCTGCTTCGATATACTGTTTGATACGCTCTGGAGAGAATAGATCACCACTGCCACGCACAAAGTCTACGGCTGCATTACCAATGACTTCTTGGGCAGCCTCAGTAAGACCTTCCTTGGGTGCAGTTTTAGCAGCTGCAATCGCAAGATCCTTGGCGGCCTCGGTAAAGCCAGCACGCTTGGCGACTTCTTCGCCAGCCTTAAGCTTGCCAAACATACCAAGCTTACTGAGGAAGGCTGATGGCGCCACTAGGTCTAGGAGCGTCTGACCAATGGCGGCCGTGGCAGCAACACCGGGGCGCAGTTCACCTGTCTCTTCAGCAACCTTGGCAAATGTTTCGGGAGCGTTTAGCGCATAGCCTCCAACACCAGCGCCTCCCAGTCCTGCGCGTTGCATAACTTGTGTTGCACGAGCTGCGCCAAGAGATTCAGCAGCCGCAGCAGGCAAACCTCGGGCAAGGGCAGCTTCTGTAGCAGCGGTTCCAGCCCTTGCTGCAATACCTCTAGCACCAGTAGCAGCGGCGCCCCCAGGTAACAACATAGCAAGTCCATAAGGTAAGGCCTCCCCAGCACGCTCATAGAAAAAACCCAGAGCAGATAGCGGACCTGTCACATCCTCATAAGACTGGTACATCCTTGGCGCCATGCGTTCTGTCTCTGCATAGCGTTGCTTTGCTTCACCAAGTAACTGACGAGCGGCTTCATCTTTACCAATAGCCGCAAGACCCATGGCCGGTAATTCAGTCGTTAAGGACGTGCCTATGTTTTGCAACGTCCTAGCGATCGGAGCAAAAGCCTTTTGCCCCAAGGAAAACTCAGGCTGATACTGGTCAGCCCCGCTGAGTTTACTTATGGCTAACGCATACTCTTCTTGTGTATAGCCATCAGGTAATTGAACACGGCCGCGGCCCGGTACATTGAAGATAGGCATTTAGCGCCCCACAAGTTGTCTCATTCCTGCTGGTGTCACTTGAGCTACCCCCATAAGTTGCGGTGCTTGCTCTGACATAACACGTTGAATAATAGCCTGCCTGCGTCTCTGATACTCAGGATCTTCTTGGTAATTCTTAGGGCCGCGATCAAAAAACAAATTGCTTGCACGTTTTTTATATTCCGCTTCAAGCGCATCAAGCTCTGGCTTAGCAACCGCCATAACCTTCATTTGAATCTCAGCAGCATCTTTTGGCTTTAGCCCAGGTTCCGCGCCACCACCCTTTGGCTGCATAGCCTTGGCCAAACCAAGACCAACTTCAAGTGGCTGCATTGCTTGCTCTTGCGCTAGCTTCTGCGTTTGAAGTCTGTATGTACGCTCTTCTCTTGCCGCCCTGTCAGCCGCATCGTAATCCCCACGACGTACAGCATCTTGGTACTTGGCATGGGCTAACTGTGCCTGCAATGAAGCTTGTTGCATCGCACGATTCTCAGCGGCCATGGTCTTCTTAACATCCTCACCGGCCTGCAAGCCGCCAGCCAAACCAGCAAGGAAGTTACGATCTTTACTACCCAACATGGATAGAGCGATCTGGCGATTAGCAGCTTTCTGGATGTCTTCCTGACTGGGTTGCTGACCATAGAACTTCTTTAGCTGCTCCATGATTGGAGACATCTGGTCTGGAAATGCCGCCTGCCTTTCTTTCAAAATCTGTTGCGACCGACCGGCGGTTTCGTAAGGCTCTTCGGTTTGAATCTGTGGAACCCCTGCCATGGCTCTCTTGCCCATAGCAATGATCTGCTCAATACCCATAGGAGCCTGAGCGGCAGGGGCTTGCTGCGGTGCAATAACTTGCGGTCTTTGTTGCGGTTGTGCAGGCTTAGCTGGCGGTTGAGCGGCTGGTTGGGCAGGCTTGGGCGCAGCTTCTTTCACGCGTTGCTGGATCGTAGACTCAGGATAGCCCGCCGCACGTAATTCCGCTGGTGTAGCCATGACACGCTGGCCATTGATGATGGCAGGGACACGGACCTCTTTCTCTTCCTCGACCACTGGATCACCACCAAACTCCATACCAACGCCACCACCAGGATAGAACGCAACAGGACCACCACCGGCCATGCGCTGCTCAGGCATTAACCCAGCAAGACCGGCTTGTGGTTGCTGCATAGGAAGTTGTTGCGAGGGAGCTATTTGCATAGGCTGCTGCTCTTGCGGAGCATTCATACCAGGCGGCATCATGGGCATACTTGGCGCCATGGACTCAGCCAACTGAGCAATAACAGGCTTGTTAGGCTTCTGCGCTCTTTGGCTATAACGCTTACGCATATCCTCCCGGCGAGCCATTTCCGCCGCGGCAAAGATCGCTAGCTTAGGATCTTGTGCGTACTTAGGCAGCACCTGATCAGGAACCGCCTTAAACATCTCCATGGCCTCAAGGATATTGACATCCCCGCCAAGGCCGGTATTTGCTTGTGCTTGCATTGCTTAGCCCCCGTACAAGAGACGTGCTAATCCTAACCCTTGGGTTAGTGGATTACCAGAAGACTGATAAGCAGACTGTGTGGCATAACCTGGTAAACCAAAGATGATATTCCTGTAACGCTCTGCCTGCTGCGCCGGATAATCCCGCTGCTGCTGGAACTCTTGATACATGGCATCCAAATCGCGCTGACGGCGTGCTTCATCCGTAAGCCCAAGCTGCTGCAAGGTCTGGGCTTTTTGCATTTGATTGGCTAAGTCTTGCTGATACAACTGGCCAGCCTTGTCATAGGCCGCAGCAGATCCCTGCATCTGAATGTTGGATAGCTGAGATCCAAGATTACGCATGAGATCTGATTCAACAATCGCCTGACGCGAGCCACCAAACGCACCGCGCTGGCCGGCTTGTGCTTTCAGGTTTTGTAATCCCTGTGTGTAATCACGCACCGCGGCAGCCTTGGCTACATCCGTAACGCCTTGCTGATACGGATTCATGTAAGCCTGCATGACGCCCATCTTCTGGCCGCCCACGTCAATCTGACCAAGCAGACCCGGCGAAGAGGCAGCTTGCTGAGCAGCTTCAACACCTTGCTGGTACAAAGGCGCCGTCTCAGCATATCGCTGCTGAGAGTAAGGCGTATAGGGGGTATACGCAATCTGCTGCCCCATGCGGAACACATCAGATATGTACGGGAGTTGGAACTCCGGGGGCATTTGCGTGACTGTTTGCGACGGGCCGCCCATACTCATTTGGACACCTCTTCCATCAAAGTTACTGTTTTCAATCGTTGCGGGTATATCTTCTGCCAGCCTGGACGCCCTTGCAACATGATGGCATCACAGTCTGCTTGCTTGGCGAACAATCGTATGTACGTCACGATATGCTGAATCTCATCTAAATTGCCCCCTGCAAGCCACACATTACAAAGCCTTTTGCGTGGGTACTGCTTAATCTCTGTTACTAGAGCACATTCCTTACCGGGCCAAAACTGCGCCTGCCCTTGCTGTATTGCTTCTAACACATCCTCTAGGGAAAACAAATTGCCGGCTTGGTCCAAGGCCGCTTGGATCCATGCGCTGCAACGCTCCCATTCGTTCATGCAGGCATTGCCTTATCTGTCTTCACCGCTGGAGGCTGCTTGCTTGTTCCATGCCTTGCCTTGCGGATCTTCTTCATCATGTCGTAGAGCTTCTGCGCCCCAGCATTTGAGGAGCCATTACCAAGATCAGATACCACATCAGCAGGTACAACAAACTCACCACGGGCTAACCTGGCAGGCTGAGTCTTTCCACCGCCATGGTCAATCTGCGCTGTGATGCTATCTGACATGCCATCGCCCGGACCTTCTAAATACCTGCCGGCCGCTGCATAAATATCACCGCCATTGTTGTAGCCTACTTCGCCACCGTCATAACCAACCATGATGTCGTCGATCTCGCCGCCTGCCGCCTTGGTAACGATAGGCGCTACCGTCATAGGTTTATAGAGCGACGCCAAACCTGCTTCGTATCCTGCTTGTCCTTGGGCAATCTGTTCTTGCGTAGGACCATAACGCTTGGCCGCTTCTGTGGCATCAAATTGAAATGGATTCGGGTTGAAGAACAGGGGCATACCCTTCATGGGCGTGTAAATGTTCTGGCCAGAAGCGGATTTTTGCGGCGCTGGTTGAGGAGGGAACATGGGCGCAGTAAGCGCACGGTTATACACAGGAGCGGCTTTGTATTCGGGTTGTTTGACTGCTGGTGCCTGCTGACGGGTAAGTGCAGCAGCTAATGCACCAAGTCCGAGAGCAAGGCCGGCACCTGTACCGCTTGCGCCTTGTGTACCAAGAAGCGCTCTTCCTAATTGATTAAGGAAGTTGTTATTGCTAAATAAGCTGGTTGTATCAAATCCTGCTGTTAGATTGCCGGATGATACTTCGCCCTGACCCTGCGTGGAATCAGAGCCGTATCCAAAGTCATAGTTGTACTGACCTACTGTATCGCTTGTCGACATGGCTTACTCCGCTAAGTAGCCCATTTTATTGGGTTAAGTCATAGAAGGAAATGGACCCGACACCATCTCCTTTAGTTGCACCAGATACAGTCCTTACACCTAGCGTATAAGTATCACTTGTACCTGAGATGGTTGCACCAAGTTGTAAGTCCCAGTTATAGCCCGTAGCCGTGGAGGTGTTAACCGTACCGCCACTACCTGTTGATGTGACGTAATCTGTTTGAACAATTGTTCCACCGCTCATCGCTGTAGCGGCAACATCATAATCAACATTGGAATCAGACGGCACGGTTGCCGCCCAAGTTGCTCCAGTAAGCGTGGTGTTTTTTATTAATGCCACTTCATAGTTCTGGCTGGTTAGCGGCAAAAACTGTGTACGGTTGGGTAGCACCACCGCCCCAGTGCGTCCTGAAGCAAGACGGATGGACACAATAGGATAAAACGCTGCTGTATCAATATTGGTAAACGATGTTGTGCGCCTTGCTACATGGTCAATAGAGGTCTGTTCAAACCCACCCTCAGAAACAACCGAGCAGCAAATAGCTTTCATGCCGGCAGCAACGGCTGATGTAACCGTGCTGATCTCATACCTAACCGGCAAAATAGCCGTGGTCATATAAACATTGGAGATGTCGTTCGCATTGTTAAATGTATGGCAAACGATGTACTGGCCATTAATGATGAACCCACACCGAATTGACCCAACACCAAGCCACTCAAAATCCATCCAAAGAATCTGCGCCTTGCTTGGATCAAGCGTGAAACCTGAAGGCCCAGAACCATCTAACTTGTCACCATTCCAATTAGCTTGGTTTACGGTCCTTGCATCGGAAGCCGTGCCTGTAACGTAAGACCGTAATACAAATGAATAGGTTCCATCCACTCGTTGGAAGAACACGCCGTTTTGGTCGTTGTAGTAACCAACCCGCTGGGTAAGATTTAAGCTCTGGCTGCTATCCATCACAAAGGTTGCAAGCACCAGCAAGCCTTTTCCTGGCTGGTACGGGAAGGACCGATAAGACTGGCGGATGACTGAGCCGACACCCGCACCTGTAACTTCCATGTTGACAGCTGCTTCGTCGGGCAGGAAAGTGGTTGTACCCGTACCCGTGGTTGATACATCAAACTGGTTGTCAGCAGCGTATCTATTCTGGCTATCAAAAAGGGTATAAGGTTGGCTTACCCGTTGCCGGCCAAACGCATCAAAGTACGTCCCCGGAAATGTTACTGGGATCGTTGAAGTGGTAGCCATAAGATTCGCCAGAAAATTATCAAGACGGTTGAAATACAGACGCAAGACATTGCTGTACTGGTCTTGGTAAAACGCAGAATATTCCTTCGGCGCCATAGGAAGGCTAGGCGCAACAACCCTTGTAAACTCATAATCTGTTGTAACAATTAAGCTCATGCGCCACGTCCAGTTGCCCTGCCCATGGGCCTGATGTCAATTCGCGGCGATCCTAGCTGCCATGCACATCCAAGCTGATTAGACTCTACCTTAAAGATCATCTGTCGCCCACGCACACGGACATAAACCTGGCCCGTAAACTGTTCAATCTGCGTGGTTGATGTACGTACAACCGATGCTGAAGATGAGCCACTATTAGACTGGGGATTGTTGTACCCAGATCCTGAGTTCATCATAGGTATCAGCGTCATGGTAACGGCAGGCGAATCAGCCGACGATCCATCAAACGTGATGTCAGGCAAGATCCTGTACACATAACCCAAGCTGTGGCCATCCTGAATATCAAACTCAGCTGACTCTATGTAAGCATTGATTGGCAGTGCCGTACCCGTCTCATTGTCATCCAGACCGCGCTCATGATCAACAATGTTGTAACTGTAAGTCGCAGCCTGTGGGTACTGTCTTAGACCAGAATCACTCCACGCCGTACGTGCCATGGTTCCGTAGTACCAGACATTCTCTGCGTAGTTGAACACCACATACCGATCGATGGTCGTGGAATTAGCCGAGCAGTAGAACCACCATACCTCGTTGAAACCTTCGTTGGTCCCGGCAAATACCTGGAAGTTCTGGTAACGGTTTATATCATTAAAGATATACCTGCGTAGGTCGCAGTTAAGCGTCTGTACACGTCCGTTGTACAGGTAAAACTTATCCACGCCCATCCAGTAGGTCACACCAGATGCCACCGCTGTAGCATTTGGCCCAACGATGGACGTGTTGTCCGCAAGGATTTGCGAACCCCAAACCAAAGGTGGACCAAGATATTGAATGGAAAAGAGGGCTGAGTCCGTCCATGCAAGGATCTCTTGGCGGGTCTGCTGAACCGTGATGATCTGCGAACCATGCGATAGCCTGATTGATCCTGCTGTATTGGTTGCAGATGGATTCCAATCTACCAAGGATTCCTGGTCGCACCAGCGAATAAGCATAGGATCAGCCACGGTACTTCCGATGTCATTACATCCAAAGACCATGAGATACCGCAAGGCATCAGAGATGATCAGTGAGTACTGGTACTTTGGTACATCCTCAAGAACCATTGATTGCGTACCGGATTGAGAGCCGGTGGTTGTAATCAGCGAACCTGATGACGTGGCAGAAAGATTTGCCGACAGCCCAGATACATTACGCAAGTAGTACGTTGTGCCTACAGATAGACCTGTTGGAAGCGCCCCAGTCGTTGTAAACGATACAGAAGTACCCTCTGCAAGAACCACACCAAACGTGACAACAGCCGGCGATGCAATCGTAATCGTTACCGTGCCGCCAAGACTGCTAAGTGCTACGCCCCTGCTCGATATACCGTTGGTTGCATCCCAGTAATAAATACCAGCCGCCCTCGGTCCAAACACAAGGTCTTCGCCCCAGTTACCTGCGTTCCATATCCTAAGCGGATCTGTAACCTGTGGCGTAACCCCCCATGAGCCACTGCCCCAAGCACCTGCGCCCCAGCCAATCAGAGGAACCTGAGCAATGCCAGGCCCAGTATTGACCTGAAAAGCACCAACCGAAGATCCCCCGCCATTACCAACATCCGAAGCATTGGAAGTGACAGTTGCACCCGTGCTTGGATTCTTGGCAGTAAACGTAAAGGTATTTAATGTAGGTACAGAATCTATTTGATACTGCTGATTAAGCACCGCTGCCGTGATGTTTCCACCAAGACTTACCGCCCCTGAGAAGGTGACAAAATCCCCAGTAATGGCCCCATGGCTTGCCGATGTAACCGTGATTGTCGAGGAGAAGGGGGATGCGGTAACCGCAGCAAAAGTGACTGATTGGGTTAAACGTATGGGAGTGATGTCGGAATAAGCACCACCCTGCTCAATGTAATACTTGAGGTTGGTGCCTACGCCAAGCAGGTTAGAATTGGAAAGCGTTACCCAGTTCCACAAGGATCGGCAGACACCAAGAAATGTGGCCTGTGAGATGCGTAACCAGCCGCCTATCTTTTCAGGCGTTCCTTGGCGAAAACGAACCTTGTCAGAGACATACCAACCGTTCTCAGAAGTATAACGAGTATTCTCTTTATTTACACCAGGTCGGTATAGTATTTTGGACAGTGGCACGATTTACCCCGCGAGATACAGAGCTTTTTCAGCTTTGCGGCGGCGCACCAATCCCGGTAACACTTTGCCGCCACCCATAGTCCACATCATAAACGCTTCCGCCGCACCTTCATAGTCGCCGCGATTGTTTTTCATCCTTATCGTAGAACTCTGATACCGCCCAGGTCCAGCGTTGAAAGCAAAACTGACCACAGCGTCGAAGCTTGACTGACGGCCAGCAAGATTAGGAGACATTCTAAGTACACTGCGTTCAAAACGGACGAGATCATCCTCAAAAAGGCGATCAATCTCCTCCTGCGTCCAAGTACGATTATCTTGGGCTGCGAGCGGGTAGTCCTTGCGAAGGATGCCGGTATAGCCATCTTTCCTCAATACGGGTAGCTTGATCTGATCTTGGTACAGCACATGGCCGTAGCCAATCGTCCAAATATGAGCAGGGCATAAGTAAGGCTTGAGGCTTTTACCCTCAAAGCGGTGCATCAAATCAATGCCTGCCTGCCCTGTTTTCACTTCTTGTTCCAACTTCTAGAACCGAACCAAAATCCAATAATGCCGCCAAGCATGGCCATCTCATCGTCCGAGAAGATAATCTCAGCAACCTTGATCAGGTCGTCCATGGATTGAACAAGATGGGGATGCTGCCAAACGTAATACGCAAGCACCGCATTAACGGCGATGAGTTCTAGGATTAGCAAGTAAGTGACATTAGGACGTACCGTGCCAATGTAATTAACCACCCACCTGCTGGACTTCTCAATGATTTGTTTGTCATGGTCCAGCGCGGCCACGGTCATTTGCGCATCAGTCTGCATGGCAATCTGATCGGTGCGTATCTCTTCCACCCGCTGTTGGGCTATATACCCTTCCTTGGCAAGTGCTAGCTCCCTCTCAGACTGCATCCGTGCAAGCTCAAGCTCATGAGCCTGGTCAGCTTTGTTTTGGAAGTAATCAAGCAGCTTGGGTAGGCCGGAGATTAAGAGTCCACCCAGCGTAGATAGTAACGAAAGCATGATTACCCCTTAGCTGTTACAACGTCTTGGCCTTTCTTAACCGTTACTTTGGAGCCTTCAACGTCAACTTGCATAGGCTGCTCGGCTCGGTCCAGCTTATCAAGACGATGGATAAGATCCTTGATAACTTCAAACTCTGGCTTCTCCTGCTTAGGCGCAGTGCCTGCAATGCCATTTAGCATCTGAATCAGCGCAGTTAGTGATGCGCCAAGAAGACCCATGACGGCAGCAATTTTTTCTCCCTCAAGAAAGAGAGATGCTCCAACACCAACAATCACAATCAGGAAGATATAAAGCAGCCCATCTTCGCCAATCGCTTTACCAGCAACTTCCTTGGCTGAATCTTGGGCCTTTAGCTCTTCAAGCCTGATCTTGGCTTGCGCTTTGAGGACTGCTAGCTCGTGGGTCTTATCATCCACAATCAGGACTCAGCCTTCTGTTCCTCAAGCTGTGCTACAGCCTGTGACTTGATCTTCTCAAACAGTGCTGCGATCTGCTTATAAGGAAGATTCCCCAGCGTATCTAGCACTGTATTGACTTCATCAAGGGTGAGTTCAAGCTTGAGCGGGTTCATTCACTTTCCATGAGGTAGTGGCTTCATCCCAGCTATACATCTGACCATCGGTCGGCATAGCCACCGGTGCTTCCCACTGCGCGTCGGCATTCAGAATCCAACTGGCAAAAGGCTTTGGCGCTACGAAAGCATCAATGTCTGATCTGTAGGTATAACCAATCCCGGCATAATTTTTCCTGAGATTGCCGTTATACGAAGTCTGCTTCCAGGTGCCGCCAAGGATCTTCTCAAGATGCGCTGCGCCAATGTGCTCTTTCTCCACGCCAGCCGCGTCGGAAGTATCCTTGTTGTCAACGACGACAACCTGAGTGACCACGTTGTTTTCGTCAAGCTTTGCAAAATGCGCCATGCTAAACCTCCAATTTCAGTCCGGTTAAATCCATCTCTTCGCCAACCGTTCCGGCAGGGAAGGTATTAAATGACAAGCTAACACGAACATCTTCACCTTCCACCGTCGGCACCATGTGCGTCAAACTTGATGGGAAAAGAATCAGCCTGCCCGTGATCGCTTCAAACCACCATGACTCACTGTTCCAGCTATTCCACTCAGCAGGAGGGAATTTAATCTGGTTGTAGCCGTCACGGTAGAAAAAGATCTTGTCGTTGGGATTGGTCTGGATATAAAACACACCAGACACAAATGAATTAGGGTGCGCGTGTTTGTGGTGATACTGCCCCGGCTCCGAGTAATTCACCCAAGACTGTGTGAGTCTCAGCGTGACATCGTGCTTTGGATTGGTTGTGGCTTTGAAATACTCAGCCACGCAGTCTTCCATCCAACCGCGCAGACTCGTCATCAGCTTATCGCGCAGGACAAAGTTGTTGGTGCTTGTGCGGTTGCCCATGTTGGGACGCTGTTCCAACTCCATGAGGAAGAACTTCTCCTCATCAGACAGTGGCCTGCCAAGGTCAAAGAACCCAACCGGCTGGGCGAATAAGCCGTGCAAATTCATCCGAGGGCTTCCTCAAGTTCTTGTTGCCTAATGCCCATTTGTTCCAGCTGCTCAGGCAACCACATGGTTGGGATGCTGTCTTCAAATTCCTTGATCTTTTCCATGACCCAGTAGACCTCTTCAATAGAAGGACAAGGCCGTGGATCATCCCAGCGGGTAAATTGGTTGTTACTAATTTCCCACTTTGCGCCGGGACGCAACATTTGCATGGCTGTATCAATACCAAGAAACTTGTATACCTTCATATGACCTCTAGAAGTTGACTTTTAGAATAACGATGCCGGAACCGCCTGCTGCGGCAGGGTAAGTTCCCGCTACAAAGTACCCGCCTCCGCCGCCACCTCCAGTATTAGCCGTACCAGCAACAGCAGAACTTGAAGAACCGGCCCCATTACCACCGCCACCACTCCCACCGGGGCCAGCCGATGTTGACCCTGATCCGCTGCCTCCGCCACCGCCAGCATATGTGACAGAAGCACCAGAAATTGAGGAAGCAGAACCAGACCCCCCAGCACCCCCAACTGATGGAC